GATCTACACACTGCATATCGTCGGCAGCGTCAGATGTGTATAAGAGACAGCTCTATTGAGAATTGTTCCCATCAAGCTGCGACACGCCGGGCTGGTTGACATGTGCTGTGTTGTGTGCTATGTGAGTGTGTGCGTGAAAGAATTGTCGTGTTTTCGGCGTGTCGTGTTTGTGGTGTGGTATTATTGGGATTGTCAGAAAAAATGATGAAATTAAGTGCCTATGTTATTGAGTTGCCTGATAATGCGTATAAGGTCGGTATCGAAGGTGTGTATACGGGAATTGTGACGGGTAATGATACTTTTGATTTTGCGCTTGCTGATGTCATTGAATGCATGTTGTCTTATGATTATGATTATGAAGAAGTCGCCCAGGCGGTATCTCGTAAGGGTCGTCGCTGTCGTGTGTATGTTGTTACGGTTGATAATGGTGATGACTGATATTCGTAGTATTGAGTGTGATTAGTTTTTTGAGTGATAACAATATAGCCCGGTAATATTACCGGGCTATATTGTTATCCAACCACCTTAGTAGGGCCGAAATATATTTTGTTGGTATCGGGTTCGATCACGGTATCGGATATTTGTATGCCGCGCGTGTTGCCGCATGCGATTAGGTTTAGTACACAACCGCTGTTTCTGTATTGCACTATGTCGTTTGGTCCTAGTGATGGCGTGACCATGTACGTATATGACGCACACCGATCTGAACATTCTATCTGGGTGCCGGCATTGGTGATGGTTATATGCCCCGTGCCGGGTACTCGGAGACCTCCGAAACCGACTGGCAATAGTTTTTTACATGTGTAATTGCCGATGATTACTAGATACCCAGTTAGTCGTAGGTCGCCGTGTATTGAGTCGTCTAATGTAGTGCTAACTATTATTGTGTTCGGTTTGGTTATCATTGTAATGACTTCAAATAGACTGCATATCTGGTTTATTGTGGTGTACTTGGGTTTAAGTGATGCGTCTTCGATGTTGATTGTTTGTGCGGTTTTTGCAGTGTGTCCGCCTATCGTGTGAGGGGTTGCATTACCTGGGAACGACACCCAGCCGCCCCAATTGAGATATGATGTCGCACTCTCGTTGCAGATCGAACGTGCGCATGCCCATAGATTGCCTTCGTTGTCGAACTCGCCGGCCTCGTATTCGCCGATACGCCTCGACATGAGTAGATCGGTGGCCATACAATTGTACCATTGCAGTGTTTTGGTGCGTACGTCGTAGAGGTACGCGAACATGCGTGTTGTGTATCCGAAGATCTTGCTGTTGTATGCGCTGATACCCTGTCCCATGAAGTCGTTACCCGTTGGGCGGGTACCTATGATAGTGGTGCTGTAGTCGGTCATGTTTATTTCGTAGATGTTCGGATTATTTCGGCATATGCAATATACTTTGTTGGTGATCGGGTCTCTTGTGACACCGGCTATGCCCTGTAGCTGTATGGGTATGTTGACGTTGGTGTTGAAATTGTTATCGTATGCCAGTATACCGGTATAGTCGTGTGTCCCGTCTAATGTGATGGGTGCGACCCATATAGGCGTGCTGGGGGTTGCGTCGATGTATGCCATATCGTTGAAGTGCCCGGCGTTGATTGTTTTGTCGGTGGTTATCGTGTTGCTGGCCATATCAACGATTACGATCTTTGGTTGTCCGCCGGCTGTGGAGATGTTATTGCAGCCGAAATACACGGTGTCACCATGTTTAAGGGTTGACTGTGCGCCGTAATCGTGTGTGATGAACCGTGCTTGTATGGTCATGCCTGTAACTGTGGATATATCGCCGGTGCTTGCGTCATAGATGTTGTGCAAGAGTTTTTTCGCGCTCGTCGGGTTACTTGCGTTAAGCGCGGTTAGTGTTTGATTGATACTGTTGATATTATTGTCGGTGTTGTTTACCCAGTTTTGCGCTTTTTCATTGGTATCCCAGCCGATCGCGTCGAAGCGGTTAAGTGCGTTATTCGCTTTTTCGGTTGTAACGGCAAGCTCGCTTGCGGTGGTGTCTATTTTGTTTTTTAGGGCACTTGCGGTGTTGCTGTCGGTTACGCCCAGTGCTGTGAGATTGCTGGTTATGGTTTGTGTTTCCGTGATCGCTTGTTTGGCGCTGTTGAGTGCGGTGGTGGCGTTGCCGTTGATCGTCAGAAGTGTTGCATCGATCGTGTGTATTGCGCTGTTGTATTGGTCGGTCAACGCGGCGGGGTCGCCGGTGTCGTATAGATCGAGATTGAAATTATCGGTTGTGCTGGCCATGTCATGCCTCCTTGCGGTTGTCGGTTGCGTGGTGTATTTGTATTTGTATGTCGAGCTGGTGCAGTTTTTTATCTATGAGTTGCATGCTGCGGTTGTATGCGTCGCGTAGGTCGGCGACTGAACCGGTGTCGTATAGTGGCAGATTGTTGAATGGTGTGGCGGTCATGTTGATTCTCCTTTATTGTATGGGCGCGTAGGGTTTGCCGGTTTGCGGGTCGGTGACACGCGGTGTCGCGTCGTTGAATATTGTGAGATTGCCTATTGCGGCGATTTCGTCGGTACGGTGTTTTGCCATGTCGTCTACGGTCTTGGTGGCGACCTGATTGACGCGTGCGCCGAACACTGCGAGTTCGCGATACATGTTGCGCATGGCTATCTTGCTGTCTACATAGGCACCTTGCGTGGGATCGTAGATCACCATTTTATCGCCAACATGCTCAAGATTGTCCAGCAATGCCGCCAATGTTTTTTCCATTGCGCTGACACGTGCGTTTACGCGGTTTTCAAACGTTTGCATGTCCGCACTCAGTTTGTTGATCGCGGTTGCGAGCGTGTCGAAATATGCCGTGATATGATCGTATTCGCACGCCAGATGCTTTATGATTTCCTCTGTGCTTTTTGCATCCCAGTAGAACGCCGGTATTACGGGCGTGTACGGCCATACGCTGTACAAGGGCAGTGGAAACATGTGTGTTTTTGCCTCCTAATAGTTGTTTATGTTGACAGTCCACAATGGGCTGAAGCATGTGTCCAGGTGCTCCAATAGTAGCACGTCAATATCCACGTAATCACCTTGGCGTATCGCCTTGACCTTATCCATGTAGTTGCCGTTGGTCACGGTCTCATACTCCATGTCGGTGGCATTGCTTGCGTAATCCTGACCGGTCGCAAGCTGCGTCGCGGGGAAATCCGAGAACACGGTTCGCGTCTTGTGCCACGTGTCGTTGTCAGTCATAAATATGCCGGGGTTGCCGTTCGCAAGCTCGTAGAGCGGTTTGAGTACGGGCATTATTTCGGCGATGAGCCGCAACAGGTGCCGCCGCCATCTGCCCGGCGGCATCACGCCGAGCTCGCGATCATAATAACGGTTCTCGATCTTTGCGCAGCACCGGGAGTATTGTGTGTCGTCGTATGCGTCATCACGCCATGACCATTGCGGTGTTGTCCAGTCAATGCCACCGGGTACGAGCAGCTCCCCCAATGTGATCGTAGTAACGGCGTGATAATCGGGTACGGTTTCGCCCGGAACAAACGGCGATATCATGTCAGATGTCTCCATTGTCGTTGTCCTCCAGTGCTTCGAGGTTGGTCATGTAATTATAGTTTTGGCTTATGTTGTCCTGATTCCACACCACCTCGATGGGTGCGTCCAGATATCGCGCGAAACGCGTGTTGAGTATGTCGCATGCGGCGCGGCGTTCCTCAAGCTCGGACAGCGCCCGCAGATCGGTGGGTTCGCCGTAATCGTTTATCTCATCCGCCGTCTGGCGCTCCAGCTTCACGGGTAAATTCTTTATACCCAGCGACTGATAAAAAGCGTTCCAGGTGTTTTGTATATCGTTCTGTAATTCCATGCCGATATATTCAACGTTGGTTTTGAGCACTTGCGCCTTCATGGTATCGGTGAAACCGGGTGTCGCCATGATTGCCATTTCACCGCCTGAAATCTGCTTAATCACGTTGACTCCCGCCGTTTGCTGTCCGGCGGGCACTTCCAGAATAAACGGAGTTTTCTGGTGAAACCTGTTCTGACGACGTGTCATGTACAGATCTTCTATTTCATGCGCGAAAAATTCAAGTGTGGGCACTAACGGCGTACGTGCCTTATTACTATAAATAAAGACACCGTTGGAGTTGTTTACGTCGAAATGCCACCCGTTTATCCCGTAGGATGTCCACTTCTTAGGTCGATAATACACGTTGAAGTCGGAATTGACAACGGCTTGCGTGGAAAAAAACACACCGGGCTTGCTATGCGGATAGGCGATCGTGGCATATCCGTAGTACAGCAGATTATACTCAAGAAACCATGCGTTACACGTTTTTGGCAGATTAAGCCACTTGAAACGTGACAGTGCAATATTGAGCATCTGCGAATAAGCCATATAATACGCCTGTGTGTTGAGTTGCTGTGACTGCTGCCACACCGGCAACCCTTTTTCACCGATGGCCGCGCGGGTCGGCGGACACTTATGCGTGCGTTTACGTCCCATATATAACACCTTTTTTCGCTAGTTGATGTTCGCGGCGAGATAATCGCCGCCTATTTCGGTGGGGTTACTCCAGATTGTAACACCCGCCGCGAATCGATCACGTATCGCGTCCAGTGCGTCGTTGGGGGCGATGTCGTTGGTGAGCCACACATCATCAGCCCGCCAATACGTGTAATGACTGCACGCCGTGAGGTCCGGCCTGTTGTAGAGCTTGTTGCTTGCTATGCCGTATCGCAACATATACATACCAGCCTGTATTAGTGCGCTTTTGGATTGCGTGCGAACCTTGACGACATACGCCCGTTGCGCCATTTCGTCCGCCCACGGATCACCCGTGTACGCGCCAACGGGTGCTGGCGGCTGATTGTACATGTCACGATACGTGTTCGTGGCACTGTCACGTGTTGTGAGCATACTACGTTTAGCGTTGCCGATCGTCTGGGCACGGGTCGAGTCGGCGTTAGCGTTGCCGGTGTCCGTCGTCGCGATCGCGTTGGCATTAGATGCGGTTATGCTGTTTGCGGTCATTTCCGTACTAGCCTTATTGTTTGCATTCGTGGTGTCGGTTGCTAGTTTCTGTTGCCGGCTGGTTTGCTGTACGGCAAACCATTCTGCGTGACTCTTTACCTCGCGGTTCTGTGTTCGGGCTAATTCCGCTTTATTAAAGAGTGCCGTGTTCGATGCATCGAATATCTCTTTTTTGTTAGTGATTGCAAGCGCTGAGTTATAGCCGGACAACCCTACGTTTATGCCTGTGGTGGCAAGGGTTGACATCGCACCTATGGCAAACGGGGCGGCAGCGCCACCTGTGGCCGCTGTGGCCGCGCCGCTCGCCGCGATACCCACAATCGCGCTACTGGCGTTCGCCACCATAGACGACACATTAGATAATGCGTTCTGCGTCACGTCCGCGTTAAACGTCGCTTGTGCCACGCTCTGATCTTCAACAGCGTCGGAAAGTATCTTAGTATTGATGGTTGTCAAGTCGTCATCCATTTGTGTTTGGGTGTACTTAAGCATGTCGTCAGCCGCTGTGTTGTTGAGATTTTTAACGTCGGTGCGCAGCGTGTTACCTCGCGCGGTGTTGGTTGCTTGTGCGGTGTTGGTGCGTGCTGTGTTCGACCGCAGCGTGTTATTACTGCGGTGCGTGTTTGCTTGCGCGGTGTTGGCTGCTTGCGCGGTGTTTTCGTAGGCGGTTATCGCGCTCTCGCGGTTTTGTTTGATCGTGCGATTATAGTTTGCTCCGCGATATGCGTCGATGTTACGCCTTTGTAGCGCATACGTGGGGATATCGTACGATATGAGCGTCGCGAGCGCGTCCGCATTGGGCAGATGTCCGCTTATGGTCTCGCCTGTGAGGTTGCTCACGGCGATAGTGGTGCTGCCGTCCGCACCGTATCCATCCAGATACGCGACCTGTCGCACGAGCGGATACGCAACGGATACCAACGTTCGCACGCTGAGCCGCCCGCAATCCTCGATATTGATCGTGGTTGCCTTACCCCACGTGTCCGTGATCTCCAACACGCTGTATGGAGACACATACAGTTTGGTCACGTCGGCGACTTCAGGCGGCATGTCGAAATCCTCCGGGGTCAACGTGATGTCGCTTAATGTGCGCTCCGTGTCTATGACGGTCATCCACGCGGCACCGTTGACCATGACGGGCGCACTGGTGCCGCGAGCGCACATGTTCGCGGACACCACGAAGCACGCGCCTATGCCCGAAGTGATATGCGGGTAGTACGCGAACAGATCATTAATGTATTCGCCGGTTACGTCGCTTGCACGTAGTGCAAACACAGTCCAGTTGTTCGGGGTGCGTCCGCGCTGTGACGCATAGGGCGTACCGAGCGTACGGCACCCGCTCACGTCTATGCCAGCGGTGCCCCACGTCCATGATGACACGGTACCGTCGTTCGCTCCGTAGACGGGTTCGGTGGCGGTTATGTCGGCACCGCGCGTACGTGCCATCTCCTCCAACCTGATCGCGCCGAACGCGCACGCGAAACACACGTACCGTTCGCCGCCAGTCAATCCGGTGGCCTTGATATCGGTGATGCGGTTGGCCGCGCCGCCATAATTGACATCTGGTGCCAGCAAATCCACGCTGTTTTCACGCGGGTTCTCCAGCAATTTTTCAGGTGTTGTCTCGACTAGCGGCGCGTGTCCCCGAGCCAGCAACAGGCCGTTTATCGTCGTCGTGTTGATGTAGTCAGTCCACACGTCACGTTGCAATACGACGGTGGTCGTATTGGGTGCCTCCGCCGTGACATCCGTGATGTAATAGTGGTATCTTGTCTGGCAGTCCGATTGCTGTAGCGGTGATTGCAGTATATCCGGCGTAAAATCCACCACGATATAGTTATAGCGTTGAGCCGTCATGTACGGTACTGGTATCTTGACACCGTCCGTGTCGGCGCGGGCGATATACATGCTGGTGTCAAGATGCACGGTCTCGCCGTCCACTGCGTCGAACCACGCATCACGCTCGGCATCGTCGCGGAACTTAACGGCATCGTGGCCGTCGTTACGCCATTTCACGTGACATAGTTTTATCTTGGTTTTCGATGTCCACATATTATAATCGTATGTGTTGACGTACTGATCGTACACGTGCACGTCAGCGCCGGGAAACGCTGTGGCATTATCCAAGTGCGGAAATTTCATATATACCTCTTTTTTCGCAAAATAAAATCGGGGTGCCGGTGTTACCCGGTACCCCGATACTAGCATGTTACGACGCTACACTATTTTACGGTGAGCGTGCAAGTCGCCGTGTGCGTCGTCGTCTCGCCGGTCGGGTTGACGTATGTCGCCGTACCCGTCACCGTGATAACGTCGCCTGCCGTCAGCCCGTCGCGCTGCACGTGCAAACGAGCCTGATCGTCAACAAACGTGTTGACGTTGAGGTCAAACGCCGCGCCGTGCGTGTCGTCGCCGCTTGCGGCATGGTTCGCCGCAACCTCGTACGTCGCCGCGTCCGGTGCCGCCTGAATGGCGGTGCCGGTGGGTTCCACGGTGGCGGTGAGCTTCGGCGTGAGCTGGAGCACGTCGCCCGCCTTGACATCGCCCGTCTCCGGGGTCAGCGCGAACCCGGTCACGGTCTGTGTGACCACCTTAATGGAGGTGCCCGCATCAGTGGTAAACAGTGCGCATGGCGTGAACGGGCTTACGCCGTAAACGCCCCAGTGATTGAGATACAGCGTGTTAGTCAACGTCTGCGGGTTATAGAATTGTGTCGTACCGTATACGGTGTCACGCACCTGATACCAGTCAGTCGATACAAGCAACGCCACCGCGCCCGCAATACCAAGTGACGGGACCTGTATAATGCGATACGGGACATCCGCCTTATCCAGCTGGAACACCGCAGAAAGTGCGTCGACATCCAACGAGGCGAGATATTCAGGTTCGATCAACAACACCATTTGTTGAGGATTGGCATATGCCGGAATGTCAGTTACATTCAGGGCATTATATTGAGTACTCGGGAACTGCATACGTCCGGCGGTTGAGCGCAATGCCTTGAGCAACGTCTTGGCGGTGGTTTCGTCGCTCGGCACCGCATCGAGATGCACCCGGTAGAAACCAAGATTCCGCTCGTAATGACGTATCAGCGCAAGCATGATGTTCATTTCATCATAATTATCGGAATTGCGGGGTGTTTCCATGATCTGCGCGACGAAACGGTTCAAGCCGAAATCGTCCACGAATGCCTGACGAAGTTCGTCGTCCGTCCATGATATCGGGTACTGATCGCGTCTGTTCTGCTCATAAAACCACACGGCGGCTTCTGGCCGGTGCATCTTCAACAGCTCTTCGGCATCGTCCTTGTACCCGTGCGCCTTAATCCATTTCACGGCGATTTCCTGCACCGTCGACCCCCAATACAGGTTTTCTTTTTTGAAGATGTCAAGGGGGTTCCTGAAGGGTTCGTTCTGCGCCATCACCGTGAGGCCGATACGATTGACCATGTTCCAGACGCAATCATTGAGATATTGCCGATTCATGGGGTCGAACAGGTATCGCATGGTGTTCGCGACACCGGTCTGTGTGGCGCTCGGTATGCGTTGCTGATAGTCGTCGGTGCCCTTCAGACGCACCTTGTCCAATATGGTCGCGTTATCCACTGCCATAACATCCTCCTATAGTATTAGAGTGTGTAATCGAGGTTTTCCAAGTCGTCCGCCGCAGCCTCGGCGATGGCCTCCGCCACGTCGTCATCCGTTTCCTTGACGGTCGCCCCGTTTTCGACCATCTGCGCCACGGAGTCGGTGAAATTATCATAGATACCGTCTATGCGTTCGTTCATCGCGTCCATCTTGTCAAGCAGACGTGAAAGCATGTCGCGCAGATCGTCGAACTCGCCTACACGGTGTGCTTCGTCGGGGGTGAGGTCATCGCGCTCGGCGGTGTCCCTTTCCTCGGTGGTTTCGTCATCCATTATTTTTTCCTTTCATATATGAAAAAAGTCGTACCGGCGAACGAATACCGAACCGGCACGACTTAAGAATAGCATACTTGTGACATGTTTCATAACGGTAATCGGCGCGCTTTTCCCTCACGGCCACACCGTCGCCGGAGTCAACCGTGGTTATCGACGATGTGTTTTAGCGACACCACTATGGCACCTCACGTACACCATGTTTATTTTACACCGAAATTCTTGAGCATTTCAAACATGGCGTGTTGCGTTTCCACCATGTCATATCTCAAATATCCTAATGCGTAATACGATGTAAGATTCTTGATCAATTCTTTTGCCATATTCGCAGTGAGGTAGTTCAGCCTGTTATCATCTCGCGTGAGTGCAAAATATGGCACATGTGCGCCGCCGTCGTATTTCGCGGAAAGAAAAACATACCCGCAGCGCATATCAACATATACGCCATATTCCCGCCGAAACCACCGGAACACATAAGTGAGTTTCGCGTGCTTATGCGGTTTTTCGATAAAATCGGTGTCAAATTGCCGAAACTTGTTTTTCGCTGTCATATCATCATTGTTTTTCAACATGCGCCCCGCAACGGTGTTCTTTGTCTTTTGTTCGGCGTAGTCATCGTCTCGCACGTAATCGAACAGACATGTCTTGCCATCAAGCCATTGCAGACCATACTCGGGATTGAGGGGTACTTCATAACGTTGGAAATACGGATTATACGCGTCGCAAGCGTTACCCAAAAGAAATATTCTTGGTTTGCGTAGCTCGGTATCGTCAGCGCGTTCACGCGTCACGGTATCCACGATTTTCGCCAATTGTTCAAACTCGTTTTTCAAATACGTGTGGTATCTATCATCATTATCAATAATAAATTCATCCATGCAAATGTTGCGCACGTTCACGTATGTGTTTTTCTTTTTTCGCTGTTGCATGGTCAAGGGTATAAAATAACCGCATATCCGCCACGAATTTTCTTTTTTGCCGGTTTTCTTACGTCGTATTTCAGCCGTTTTATTTGTTGTGCGAAATTCATAATCGGGGAAAATATTGTCTTTTATGATACGGTCGAAATAGTCTGCGGCGGCATCGTTGTTTTCCTCACGAAAACGGGCGATTTCCGCGAAACAATACCCGTTTTTCAAATAATCCTCTATCATGTATTTTCTCATACCGTAGGTTTTACCCAAACCGCGTGCGCCAATAATCATGTTAACGTCTGCGTTTCGTGGTAATATTACGGTTTTAAGTCTGTCATAGTAGTATTTCGCCATCCATGCTCACAATCCTTGGTGTTCCATCCCGCAAAACCAATTCGCGCGGTGTCGTGTTCACATATCTATTATACATAGATCGCAGATATGTTATGTTCTCCATATTCGCTTGTTTGTCGGACTCGCCCAGCCATCGCCCCGACGGATACAGCCCGATGGCCTCCGGCGCGTCCACATGCGCCGTCTCACCGAGATAATCCGTGACATCACCTATATAACGATCACACGCATGCGGTCGATTGCGTTGCAACGTATGACAAATCTCATAATCCGCCAACACGTCATAACCGAGCGACATTTGTACGGTTTCCGCGAAACCGTGCCCCGCACGCATGACATCGGCCATGAAGTCTTCAATGGTGTACGCGCCGTCCGGGCGCGGGAGTCCGGCGCAAGTGACATGTACGCGCCCCTTCCTGTCCAAACTAACACGTGCTTTGTTCCACAATTCCGTATGTTCGGCGTAACGCGTGGCACCGCCGCAGTCCTCAACCTCGAACTTGCCGACATGCTCCAACGTACTCGCCATATCCGGTGCGGTGACACGCACACGCCGCATGGTCACATCTATCGCGGTTTCGATGGCATAATGCAACGGTTGCAGACAATCCAGCAAATCATCATCACTCACGTCACCGTCACAACGTATCTTAAGGCTGTCCGTATCGCCGCCCGTGACCGTGACCCGATCGCCGAACCGCATATATACGAGCATCATGGCAATTATGAGGTGCATGCGACTACCAGCGACTATACGCATGCCATATGTGTACAACACGCGCGGTGTTCGCGGGCGCTTGTCGGCGAAATTCTGCGCCGTGCACACCGTCGCCCTATCTACTTCCAATTCACCGTTCTCCGTCACGCAATAATCGGCCTTCATCACGTCTTGCGCCTGTGTGCCATAAATGCCGTTAAATTGCCCCTTGACAGTCGAACCGTAATAGGACTGCAAAAATTTCATACTCAGCTCACCGGTTTTCGCGTCCCGTGCGATACCCTCGGGGATGGAGTCGGGAATAACGCCCACGTACGGCGTTCCCTCGGTGTATCCCTTAATCAGGTTTTTGACATCGGTCTTGCGTGCAAAAAGCATGTTAGATTGCAGCGTGACATAATCCGGTGGGATTATGGATTTCGTGGTGCTTTCACCATACAATACACGCATGTCATCATATTCATACACCTGTGCAACGTTCCATAATTCAACCTCGTTGACGTGCAACACGCATTCATCAGCGCTGTACAATTTCCCGAACGCATATACCGGATTAACGGCGCTGTCCACATAACCGCGCGCACGTATGCTGTTATCCTGAGCCCTCGCACGATCGTTGTTACTGTAATCAGTATCCGCGTGTAATGTACGCACGAATTTCGACCGTGGGCATATCGCTATACCCCACGCAGCGAAACACGTGCCCGTACGAAGTCGCAAATGGCTAAAACACACGGCGACATGCAAGCCCACGCGAAAAGGGTCATCATAATGGCTTAACACGTCATCAAGCGACGTGGCCGCAATGCGCTCACAAGCGATCTGCAACAATTCAGACGATGTAGGCGCGAATTTAACGGGTAGCCTGCGCCCATTGATAAACGCGTGATGCATTGACGTAACATCCAGGGACGCGACATCAGGCACGACAACACCGGCGGTTTCAGCGCTCGTAAACGTCAACCCGCCACGGAAACATGCCTTGCGCAATGCATAGGACTCATAGTTTTTCGGAAACTCTTGATTACACGTCATTTCAAACGCGCGTTGCAAGGTAATCCTCTTGCCGCCTTGCAACGTGACGCGCCGCCCGCCGATCTCACGACGCGCCATCTGCCGAACAAGAGATGTCTTGGTCAGTACGCGGCTCCCGAGCATATCGGGGGTCAACCAGTGATTAGCATGCAACAGCCATTGCAGATATTGCGGTATCACCTGTACATCACGCCGCGCGTAAAACAATTCATCGTCGGTCAACGGCGTTTCGGGCGTGCGTACGAGCGAATAATCCCAGTCGCCCACGGCCTTGGGGAGACCGCATGTCTCGCCCATTGCACGCAGCCCACCCATTTCGAGGTAAAACGTGTCCCAAAAGCGACACACCACGTTATCATCAACGTATAGATCGAGTGTGTACACGCTTGTCGCGGTCTGCGCGTTTACGCTGATCGTATACGATCGCGTCAATGCCAGCATGAGTGTTTGCATGTCAAACATCAGATTATATGCTGCGATTACCGGTACATAATCATGTTCGCCGCCATACGCTATAAGATCGTCGATATATGCAAGTGCCTCATCAACGCGCCGATAAAACCGTACATCGTCCGAAGTAGGGTCGTAAGACTCCAACGGTGTATCTCGCAAATCGTTAAAGATATACAATATCGGATAAGCCCGTGTTTCGGCACCATGCAATATATTAGTCGTCTCAGTGTCAAAGATCGCAGCTAGCCTGAAATCTTTACGCGCCGTCATCGTATTACGTCCGGTGTTACCGCTATCAACCATATCGGACTACCGCCGTCGACATCCGTATAATCCTCTAAATCTCCGATATGCATACGCATACGCTCGGCATATTGCAGCGCTTGCTCGTTGCGTTGCATGATAACGTCGAACAACTCACTCAATGAGTCAGCACCATAAGCACGCATGATGACTTCCAAACGTTTCTCGGGCGGTACATCCGGGCGTTGCCATATATTTTGTGTGTACCGCCAAAATATTTTGACTTTTTCGCGACCAAGATCGCCCAGCGCCGAGGGCACCCCCTTGGATGCCATGCGCATTTCCTGCCGAAAAATATTAAACGAGCGTCGTCGTTCACCACGTTTTCCGCCCCCACCCTTCACGGTTTCAACAACCCGCGCCAGTTTGTCGGCGTTCTCCATCGCCCGCGCGTATGCTTCGACCCGTAATTGTTTGTTCTGGACACGTCCGACGTATGTCTGTTTCAGGGCTGTTTCAAGCCGTTGCGCGTACATCATTCGCGCATGCCGCTCACTTTCCGGCATGCGCGGTGTAATGCTCTTGCGTATCGTGTTTATCGCGCGTCGCACACGTTTGCGTTTCGCCGACAGGATGTCGGCTTGCTTGCGGGGTCTGGGCATAATACACACCACCTACGATAAAAAAGGGTGCCATAACCGGTTATGGCACCCTCATACAGTTTCAACGTCCTGTTTTTTCGCTCTTTTTTCGTATTTCACTTAATTTCGAGGGACTTGAGCGAGCGACCGCCGCCGAGCGCGGTTTGCTTGACGACCACGGTAAGCCCGTCCGGCGCATTGAAGTCGGGGAACATGTCGAAAATGTCCAAGACGCTTCGATAGATACCCGCCGACTGGCTGAAATACGTCTTGCCGTCCTTCGCGAACAGATAGACATTAGCGCATTTCTGCCCCGTCTGAGATCGGACACCCGGCGTGACGTACACGCCCGTGACGGTCAACGGTTTATCACCCAACGATGCAAGCGATGTCGCCGTATTTCGCGCGTTGATAATGGCGCGTTTCCCATCGAACGTGCTAACATTCATTGTGCAGATGCACCGATAGTTGTTCACAACGGCTTCCATTGCCTCATTCATGGTATTATTCGCCTGTTCAATTTCCTGTGTCATGATTGTATCCTTTTTTGTTACTCGTTATCGTTGTCGTTATCGTTGATAGGTTTCGCGTGCTGAAAAAACATCTCGGCGGGCATTTCGTAAACCGTTTTCTTCACCTTGATGTCATCCACCAATACATTATACAGACCATACTTCATCAACGCTTTCACGGCTTGCTCAGCAGTACGAATATTACCATCAATAATAATAGATTGCTGAGTGCCGTCACGATCAATATACGTAACCGTACTACTGGCGTGCGTCTTTTTGATATTCCTCATTATATTTCCTTTTTTTCTTGATTTATCAACGTTTTACGTTGACATAAAAAATATTACACAAAAAATCGGCGTGCGCAAACGCGACACGCCGACTTTTAATATTAATGCATCAATAACGCAAAACCTGACCCGGATAGATCAAGTACGGGCGACTAATCTTATTAATCTTAGCGACACGCGGCCACTTAGACCCAAAAATAGACCACAAGCACTCACCGGCTCTAACGGTATGAGTACGCACGGGTGCAGTAGATACGTTATGCTTGTTCGGTCGCTTGTGCGGGCGTTTGCGTGCACCAATCGCGTAAGCGTCCCACTGCCACCGGGCACCCCGGAAATAATCAAGGTCGATCGCACCGGCATAACCGGCAACACGCCCGTTGCCCGTATACTGGCGCATAGCCTCGCCATACGCGCCATACCGCCATGGGCGCGACTGCCAACCAGTAACGGCATTGGATGCGTATTGTGCGACCCATACCCCGCAATGTCGCCGCACATACGGGCTAAGCTGCCGCAACGCGGAAACCGGTATATATATAACCGGCCAAACACGTGTGCGTTCGTACACACGTTTCACCCAACGATCAACCCACGTACCGTTACCAAACTGCGGGTTATCATCATACTCCCAATCAAGCGCAAGCACCGCTCGGCCAACATACTTCGTTACCCGATCGACGAAAAAATCGGCCTCACGACGAGCATCATTGCCCATTGCATAATGATATACGCCTATGCTCTTGCCCGTGGCCGTCGCACGTACAAGCTGATAGTCCGCAACCTGACTGACACCATTGCGCAGACACGTATTGTCAAAACCGCCGACACCCCACGTGACCCCGGCCACGACAAAATCCGCGTTAATCTTACCCGTGTCTATATTGCACTGCCAGTTGCTTACGTCAACACCGCGCATATCCGCGTTCGCGGACGGTGCAAGCACCAACAATGATACACAAAAACACGCAATCACACTACTCATCACCCGATATATCTTCATCACCGTTCTCCTTCCTCAACAGGCTTATAAGTTCCTCCGTCAACACATTATTTTTCGTCACAAGATCGTTAAAATTTCTAAACGTTGTCGCGATAAACCACGCCATAGCGCAACACGCGACGATCGGAAAACCAACACTACCGATCACGCCCACAACATCGTTAATATTCATAATACCTCACAAAAAAGCCATGACGCATCGAACAACACGCCACGGCCTAATATATCATTAATCATATACATGTAGCCTATCCGGGAGTCGAACCCGGTGCGCACATCTTATAAGGATGCCGCTCTAACCACTGAGCTAATAGGCTATCATCACACCTCACCCACCCACACCCCCCGCCGCATCAAATCAATCATATCACGACAATACGCAAACACATAATCAGACACGTACGAATCACATTCAAACCGCTTCGTGCTCATAACAACAGGCTTAACATGCCGTTCACCATATACCCTATAACCCCGGATAAAATCGCAAGTATTACGCGTACAAAACATGCTCAACACACCTTTTTTCACAATCACCGATTAATCCGATAGCCTAAGCATAGTGCACCCGGAACGTAAAATACACCATCAGAAAGTACATCCCTAAACCCGTACGCGTCAATACAATCGACAAATCGAGTTTCGAGTAAGCAATCAGACGCAATATCAACAAAATACACGAACACATCATAAATACTATCCACGTTAAAATCAATCGAATTAAGCAACGCTTTAAAATTCATGAAACTCATTTTATTTCTCCCTTATTTTTTCAGTGTCATTATTAATAATTAAAGTACTCTGATAATATAGCCACCCGGCAATATTGCCGGGCGGTTATATATTTTATTTCACACCCTAAATTCTTCACCAAAGTCCGCATAATGTTGTTCAAGATATGCATTGAAAAAACGTTGGTCAGGACACGGTCTAAGTTCTTCAGTAAGTTCTTCATAAATATTAGCATCCATAAAAGTCACCACCGCACCAAAATCAATTTCATGGCCGTACCAGTCAACAACATTACTCATTTTTTCTGCTCCTTTTTTATGCTGTTTTTTTCTGACAATCCCAATAATACCACACCACAAACACGACACGCCGAAAACACGACAATTCTTTCACGCACACACTCACATAGCACACAACACAGCACATGTCAACCAGCCCGGCGTGTCGCAGCTTGATGGGAACAATTCTCAATAGAGCTGTCTCTTATACACATCTGACGCTGCCGACGATATGCAGTGTGTAGATC